TACAAAAAAAGAAGTGCCAACAGACTTATTACCTTGGGCTATTTTAGCTAAAGGTGACTATGATGCAAATGGAGCTATTGGTAGTGGTATTCCAGAAATAAACAACTTTGTATTTGGAGTAATGCTTGACGGTCGTGATGCACAGCAACCAATGATATTGGGATTGATTCCTACTCAATTTGCAACTAAATGGGGTGAACCTGGTGGACCAGGCGAGCTTTGGGGTAATGTACCACCTGACCCACGCACTGGAACTATTACATCAAGAAGTACTGCTCCTGAGAATTTTGGTCAACCGCAATCTGATAGATTATCGCGAGCAGAAAATCTTGAAGAAACATACGTTTTACAGCAAGAAATGGGTAGAACTATAGATGTTCCCAGCGCTGATGGCGAAACATGGAGTGAACCACCAACTGCTTACAATGCTACACCAACACTTAACAAAGTTATTAAGGTTGGAGATTCCAGTATTGAAATTGATAGTTCTCCAGGTTCTGAAAGAATTATGATTCACCACGGAGAAGGTTCTTACATTCAAATTGATTCTGCTGGTTTAACTACTGAAAAAACTGTTGATGATAAGTATGAAGTTATTGATGGTAAACAACATGTTTCAGCTGGGCGCGGTAGTAATGTTACTATTGTTGGAAATGCTTATGTTAAAGTTGTTGGAAATAAAACAGAAGAAATTACTGGTGATTTACAAACATTAGTACACGGTAACCATTTATTATCAGTGGGTGGTCAATCAACACATCAAGCTGGTGTTCAATTACAGCTTAGAGCTGCTGATATTAAAACGGAAGCAAACGTTGGTACTTTTTCTATAAAAGCTGCTAAAGAAATGCAAGTCGATTCTGGCCAAGGGGTGTATTTTAAATCAGGTAAAATTTGGATGGAAGCATCTGATACGTTTAACGTTAAAGGCAATGAAATGTTTATTAACGGAACATCAGATTTTAATATTAAGGGAGACACGGTTCTTGTCTTAGGTTCAGATGGAGAGCTTTCAGTAAAAGGTACGACTGTCCACATTGATGATAATGTAAATATGGCTAACGGTGATGCCCTTGAAGCGAGTGCTGCAGAAGGATCCAAAGGAGCCGCGGCCGTTGAAGCACCAGAACCACCAACTCAAAGTACAGACATTGGTGGAAGCTCCGGTGAGCATGATCCTAGTAGTAGAAGTACTGCTGGTGCTGCTTCTCAAGATGATAATGTTGACGGTAATACTAGCGTGCAATCTTATCCAGCTGGTGAAATTTCTGCAGCGTTGCAATCAAACGCAACTCCATTATTAGAATATATTGGTAGTTTAGAAAGTCCACGAGGATACGACGCAGTTTTAAGCGGAATTAGCCAATCACGCCAACCGCCAAAACAACTTACGACTATGACTATACAAGAGGTTTTGGACTGGCAAGAGCGTATTGATAACGGCCCACAAGCTTCTGAAGCAGCGGGAAGATACCAAATTGTTGAAGATACATTACGAGGTTATAACAACGATAGATTTTCAAGCCGTCAAGCAGCTATAGCTGCCGGAAGAGGATCGTCAGCACTTTATACAAAAGCCGGACTTAGTGGCGGTGATTTGTTTAGCGTTATAAACCAAGATAAAATGGCTATGGTTTTAATTGAACAAAGAGGATTGAGTAAATATTTAAATGATGAAATCCGCTGGGATGAATTCGCTAATAACTTATCTAATGAATTTGCATCGTTACCTATTGTTGGCGGGCCTAATGCTGGACAAAGTAGTTACGAAGGAGTTGCAGGTAATAGTTCATTAGGCGGCGACACAGCGGCCGCTAAAATCCAGGGTATACGTAGTGCTATTGAAGCAGTCAAAGCGAGAGCATCAGCATTGCCTGGCGATCCAACAAATACAACAGGAGGTGCTCAATAATGGCTTGTACATGTAGTCCTAAAAGCAGTAAGATGTGTGATAGCTGTTTACGAGCAGCTGCGCCTAGAGTAATTGGAAGCAACGTAAAAGCAAATGGTGAGTTTACACTTAATCAAGTTGAAGAATTTACAAGACAATTTGAGGCTACAATTGTAGCTGATGTTGAAAACAACCCTTTAACAAAAGTAGTAAAACGTTTTGGAAATGAATTTTATGATTCCTTAAACAAAGTTAATACTGAGTTTTTGCAAAGACCAGATATTGTTAATCAACTACCCGATTATAAAGTCATATCTGAAAGATTAACTTATGGTCCTATCACTGCTTTAGAATATGCAGCATTTTTATCAGATAGTAATTACACTCCTGGATCTGCAATTATAAATGGAAACGCAAATGGTTCAAAGTTTATAAGAGAACTTGATAACTATTATAATGGTGATTTTTCAGATAGTGTGTTAGGTGGATTTTGTTCTTTGTTTGGAAATATTTTTGGAGCAATTGGTGGGTTCTTTAATATACTTGGAACTGTAGGTGCTTTAATTAGTGACGCTTTAGAGTTTATCTCTAAAATTAGAAACATTGAAGATCCTATAAAGGCTTTATTTGACGCAATTAAAGTAAAGGCTCTTATTGAAGCCATTAAAGAAAAAATTGCTTCAATGATTGAAGGTGTAATTCAAAAAGTTAAAGACATGGTTTCAAACTTTGATGCTGCTCAAATTATGGAAAACATTTCAAACGCTATTCAAACAAAGATTTTAGATAGAATTACAAATATCAAAAACGATATTATGCTTTTCTTTTCAGAAGAAAACACGGGAAGACTTAAAGATAAAATAAAAGGAATTATCGATTATTGCATTGGACTATTTGATAACCCATCCTTAGAAGAAATTCAGTTTTTAATTGCTAGAATCTGTGCATTTGCTACGGGTATTGAAGGTTTAATCAAAGGCCTTAAAGCACCATTAGATAATTTTTCAAACCGTTATCAAGAAGTTTTTAATACTTTAGAAAATGCTGGTAATAGAGTTACTAGTGCTGCTATACAATCCGGAGCTGTTAGATATACTAGAGAAGCAAGACAAGAAGCTGCTGGCCAAACTCAGAACACGTGGAATGACGCAACACCATCTCCAACGCCTCGCCCAATTTTACGAGAACTGGTCAGTCCAATACGTCCAGAAGAACTACAAGAATTGGCAAATGACACTTGGGAAAAGTTTCGCGATGGACAAGTTTATTGGATTAAACCAAATCCTGGATCGGGGTGGTTAACGCGGGAATCAGCTAAGCCTACTCACGAAGCTTGGACGGTTCTCACAAATGACGTAAAAGTGAGAGCTAAAAGATTGCATGGGATTTGTACACGTGAAGGTATTATCAGTGGGCCTTGGCTAATGTGTAGTGGTTATAGAAGCCCAAGAGATAATGCGTATCTGCGGTCGCGAAGCAGCAAAGTCGCTAAAAATTCTTTGCATATGCAGAAGATAGCGATAGATCTTTCAAACGTGGGCTGGAACAAAAGTGATTGGCGACAAATAAGACAATATGCCCGTGATTGTGGTTTTGGTGGTGTTGGGTTTTATCCACCCGGCGAGGGCAACTTTATACATTTTGATCTCGGTGCTATTCGCAATTGGGGTACGGGTAGCTAATGAAAATAAAGATAAATAAAGTAAAGTAGGAGCGCATAATGGTAGCTGAACTATATACAGCACGAACAAAGAAAATTACCATTTATCAAGATTTCAAAAAGAATCTTGAGAAAAGCCCTGTGTCTAATGACTTAACAGTGTTTAAAGATGAAGACGCTGTAAAGGAATCAATTAAAAATTTAATATTAACAAATCGCGGTGAACGATTAATGCAGCCAAACCTTGGCGGCGATATACAAGCAATGTTATTTGAAAATATTACGCCGTCGGTTATAACATTAATCGAAGATAAAGTAAGAGATACTATTGAAATTAATGAGCCACGCGCAGAACTTGTTGACGTAATCGTAAGCTCAAATATTGATGACAATCAAGTTAATGTAAAAATAGTATTCTATATCAAAAACGTAGAACAGCCTATTGCGTTAGACGTGTTTCTAGAGAGGACTAGGTAAATGGCTAAACTAAATATTTCAGAACTTGATTTCCAAGCAATTAAAACGC